GTTCGGCAAGCCTGCTGAAAACCCAAAGGCTTGGAAGCAGTGGCTGAACAACAACGAAAACAGAGTGTTTAGAACAGGCGGCGGTCACTTATGAGCATTGGAAATTATGCAGAGCTAAAGTCAGCAGTCGCTAATTTTATGGCGCGGTCTGATTTAACTAGCCAGATACCTGATTTTATAACAATGGCTGAATCACGCATGAGCCGTGAGCTAGAGACACGCGAACAGGAAAAGCGCTCTCAGGCCACGCTAACTGCTGGTGATGAGTACATATTACTGCCTAATGATTTCCGTGAGGTGCGTGAGGTAAAGATAAACGCCTCACCGACACGGGTGCTTAGATATTACAGCCCCTCAGCTTTGGATAGTATGTACTCCTCAAACGGGCAGGGTATGCCGGAGGGTTACAGCATTGTCGGGCTGGAAATGAAGATGCGCCCCATACCAGATTCAGCATATACATCTGAGATTGTTTACATTGGCTCACTGCCAAACATCAGCAATACAACAACCCCCACCTTGTTTATCAGAAGCCCTGACTTGTATTTGTACGGCGCTTTGTCAGAGGGTTATGCTTATTTGCTGGATGAGGCTAGAGCCGCACAGTATGACCAGAAATTCACGCGCATCTTACAAGAGATAAAAGTGGACGAAGAGAGAAGTCACTACGGCACAGGTTCTCTCAGTATTAAATCAGCCTATTCACAAGCAAACGCACAAGCGGAGAGATAAACCATGTCAGCAATGAGCGACTATTTAGAGAACGAAATTCTCGACCACATTCTTGGCACTGGTGCTTACACCATGCCAACCACCGTATATGTCGGCCTATCCACGGGTTCATTTAACGATGACAACTCCGGCACAGAGCTTTCCGGCTCTGGTTATGCTCGTCAGACCATTGCCTTCAATGCGGCATCTAGCGGCACAGCCGACAATAGCGGCGCGGTGGACTTCCCAGCGGCTACTGGCTCATGGGGCACTGTTAGTCACTTCGGTTTATTTGATGCTAGCACTGGCGGCAATCTACTTATTCACGGTGCGCTGACAGCTTCTAAGGCAGTTGCAACAGGTGACATTCTTCGTGTTGCCGCAGGTGACATGGATATCACAGCCGCTTAAAGGGCTAGATAATGGCGAAGGTAGACCAGTTAGATGCTTGGGGTACTGTCGATAGTCTAAACGCTTATGGCACGGTAGATGACTTAGACAACCTTGTGATGCACGAAGCCGCCTCTTCAGTGAGCGCGGCTTTAACTGCATCTGCATCTTTGACGGTTGATAAGCTACACACAGCGCAGGCCGCTGTAGACATTGCGGCAACAGCCACATCTGCCTCTGGCAAGATTATGGAGATTGCGGCATCTGTGACGGCTGTTAACACGGCTGTCGCTTTGTTTGCCAAGGTCAAGCCTTTTGAGGCGCTGGTCAATATTGCGAATACCGCCACTGCCACGCCTACAATATTCAGGCAGGTAGAGGCAACCGCCCCTGCGGCGATTACAGGCGCTCTGAGCGTCAAGGCTACATTCGCTGGTGCATCTGTCGTAACGGCGGCAGTAACCACCTCAGCGCCGTTCACAGCGCAGTACAAGGCGGAAATGTCAGCGCTGATAACTATGGCACCGACTGTTGCCATGAAGGTGATAGGCGATGACTGGACGATACAGCCAAACGGCACAGAAATATGGACGGATGTAACATTGGGTAATGAGGTGTGGACTGACGTAACGGTTGGCACAGAAACATGGGTGAACGTATGATACCTTTTGGCGAGTGGCTACCTGACCAGCCAGACCACATGAATCAGGGCTTAATTACAGCCACCAACGTAATACCAGCGGCATCTGGATATCGCAGGTTTCGGGACACTGTAGCTATCAGCAACGCCGCAGATAATACTATTCGCGGCATCTTTGCAGTAAAAAACGATGTTGGCGATGTGACGCTTTTTGCGGGTGATAGCGGCAAGCTGTACAAGTACAACACTGGCACAAACAATCTGGACAATGTAAGCAAGGCTGGCGGGTATTCATTAGCTGGCGCAGAGCACTGGCGGTTTGTTCAGTTCGGTGATATTGCTATTGCCGCTGGCGGTGTCGGTGAGACATTGCAGTATTGGGATGTAAATTCATCTACATTATGGGCGGATGTTCCAAACGCTCCGAAGGCAGACTTTCTTGCCGTGGTGCGGGACTTCGTGTGGACGGCTAATATAGATGAAGGCTCAGGCCGAAAACCAATGCGGGTAAAGTGGTCAGGCTTTAGCGATTATGATAGCTGGACTGCCGGAACAGACCAGTCGGACTTTCAGGACTTGCCAGACGCGGGTCAGATTACTGGCTTAGTTGGCGGTGAATATGCGACCATCTTGTGCGAAAGAGCTATTTTCCGCGCCACCTATACTGGCCTGCCGCTGGTGTTTCAGTTCGACAGGGTTGAGAATGTTCGCGGCTGTCGGTTGGCTGGCACTGTTTGTAACTATGGTCACATGACATTCTACCTAGCCGATAATGGCTTCCATGTGTTTGACGGTCAGAAGTCCACGCCTATTGGCAACGAGAAGGTGGATAAGTTCTTTGAGGCTGACTTTAATAGCTCTTACAGGAACGAAGTATCTGCAAGCGTTGACCCGTTGAATCAGATAGCTGTTTGGTCATACCCATCTCAGGCCAGTGCGGCTGGTGTTCCAGATAGCTTACTGATTTATAACTACAGCCTGAACCGCTGGTCACTTGTCAGGATAACCACCGACCTTGTAGCCCCCCTGTTTACTTCCGGCTATACAGTGGACGACTTGGACAGCTTGGCGGCTACCGTGGACGCTCTGTCCATTCAGCTAGACAGCCCATCCCTGCGCGGTGGGGAGTTCTTCTTCGGTGCGGCAGTTGGCAATAAACTGCACTCCTTTACTGGCAATTCGCTAGTGCCGGAGATTGTTACGGGCGAGATGAACTTGCACAAGGGTATGCACTCGGTTGTTACCCGCGTTTATCCTTACTATGAGGGGCAAGAAAACTTTTGCTATGTTGGAACGCGCAATGCCATGATAGGAAACCCAGCCCCGACATTTACAGCCTTTAGTCCGGCTGGCGGTAATGGGTACGCTGAGTTCAGGGCTGACGGCAGGTATCACAGGTTTAAGTTTGAGTTTGACCAGTTCTTTGAGTTTGCTCAGGGCTTTGATGTTGAGGCATCTCAGGTGGGACGCAGATAATGGCAACGGTAAACTTTCGCATCCTGAACCCCGTTTTAGCTACGGTCAGAGAAATCGCTGAAATACTAAATGGTGCAATGAACGGCAAGCTAAATTGCACAGGCGAGTTTACAATGCCCTCTGGGGGCGCTGACATAACTGTGACAGACCCACGGGCAGGCAAGGAAAGCGTTATACTTATCGAACCTCATAGCACTAATTATTATGACCACGAACCATACATAAAGACAAAGAACAACGGTTCTTTTGTGATAGGACAGAAAAACAATGGTCACAGCACCACAGTCGGCTATGTCATCATCGGCTGATGAATTTGAGAGATGCGCTGACTACATTGTAGCGGCGCTAGAGTACGCAGGCCACAGCCACACGCTACAGGATGTGTGGCAAGCTATAACGAATAAGCAAGCGGCATTTTTTCCTTTGGAGAAATCTGCTATAGTGGTGGAGATAGTTGACTACCCGCAACGTGCTACCTGCCGGATATGGCTAGCTGGCGGAGATATGGAAGAGCTTATAGAGGCCGAGAAGGATATCTGCATTTGGGCAAGAGAGCGTGGATGCGATTCAATGGAAATAATCGGGCGAAAGGGCTGGGAAAGACAGCTTAGAGATTACAAGCCCACAGCAACCGTACTGGTGAAGGATTTATAAAATGAGTAAAGGCGGCGGTTCACAGAGAACAATCACGCAGACCACTGCGCCAAGCACGTTTGCACAGCCATTTTTGCAGTATGGTATGCAAGAGGCAAAGGACTTATACCAGTCTGCGCGTCCACAGTATTACCCAAAAAGCACAGTTGTAGGCTTTAGCCCTGAGACACAGATGGCCTTGTCCGGCTATCGCTCACAGGCCGCCGCTGGCTCACCAATGATACCAGCCGTACAGCAGGCAGTTCAGCAAAACCTGACAGGCACTAACCCGCTATTTCAACAGGCTTTACAGCCCACCATTCAGCAGGCTATGCAGGGCGCGATGAGCAGTGGCAGATACGGCTCAGGATACGCACAGAGAGCCGTGGCAGAGGCTGTAGCGCCTCTAGTGTATCAGGCACAGCAACAGGCTATCCAGCAAGCTCCAGCGGCGCGTGAGTTCGGCTTTGCTGACTTGCAGACAATGGCGCAAGTTGGTGCGGCTAGAGAGGCTCAGGAACAGGCAGAACTTGGCGCAGATATCGAGCGCTTCCAGTTCCAAGAGGCACGGCCTGCACAGAAGCTGGCAGACTACCTTACTATGGTTCAGGGCGGTTCTGGTGCATTGGGCGGCAGAACAATTACCCCGCAGTTCCGTCAGCCTGCCGCTGGTTTCTTTGGTGGTGCATTGAGTGGCGCGGCGTTAGGCGCAGACACAGGCTTTGGCGCTGGGACAGGTGCGGCATTGGGCGGTCTAGCAGGTTTATTAGGAGCTTAGTATGATTGACAAGTTCGGCATGAGAAACCCTTTGCAGTACGGCGCGACACAGCGTCCCTCTGCTGTTCAGTTTCTAACGGCGGCTAACCAGCCAGCTACAGGCGGTGCTATAGACCCGTTACGGCTAATGCAGTTGCGTAAGTCAGTTGTCGAACAGCAAATGCGCCCACAGCGCACAGCGGCAGAGCAGATGATGGCTATGCCTACCCGCCTGAAGCAAACACCAGCGCCTTCGTTAAATGACCGAATCTCCGGCATGATGCCTGCGGCTGGCACACCACAGGCCGCTGGTTTAGGTGCGGCAGGGGCAAGGATGCTTCAGTTATCGGGCTACAGTGATAGGCCAATACCTATGAGCCAGATATTAGGTGAGGCGGCTCAGGCGTACACAACGGCTAAGAAGGAAACCGCGACAGAGCAACGCGAGGAGGCCTTATTGAAATCTGCCGCTGAGAGGCAGTCTCGTTTGGATGCTCAGGCAACAGAAATGCACAGAGCAAAGTTAGCCGAATTAGCGGCTGGTAAACCTCCCACTCTGACAACCTTATACACTCCAGAGGGCGGTTCGTATAAGGCATACTACGACCCATCAGACCCATCTGCTGATGAGCAGGGATATGTTACGGTGGGCGGCGTTAAGCCCCCGTCAGGCATGAGCGTTACAACTGACCCAGAAACGGGTCAGGTTACATTTACGCAGGGTGTTGGTGCTGGCGGCTTAGAAAAGACCACAAAGAAAAATTTAGAAAAAGACGTACAAACATTAACAGGAAGAATAAGTCAGCTAGACCAGATTTCCAGAGATTTTGACCCGTCATTTTTGCGGATACCAACTCAGCTAGAGATGTACGGTTACAGTATGGGTGAGCGCCTGAACTTGGTTGATATACCCCCAAGCGTTCAAAAGAAAATGAACGCATATTCTGGGTTTAGGGCAAGAACTCAAGAGGTTTTCTCTGGTCTTTTGAAAGAGTTGTCAGGCGCGGCTGTTACTAAATTTGAGCTAGACAATGCCAAAACATTTTTACCTGCAAAAGAAGATTCGCCGACACAGTTCGAAGCTAAACTAAGAGGTTTCCAAGCTACCTCCAATGCCTTGCTGTATAGAGCGCAAAACCTGCTTGCTGGCAAAGATTCAATTACAGATAACTTAGCTAAAAAATATCCGCTGTCTATTACTAAGAAAACAGGAGATGATGAGAGCCGAACCATTTACATACATGAGTATGTTGACGCGGCTATGGGCTTGAACGAAGGCATGACACAGACAGAGGCTTTGGATATGTATGCACGGGAGGCCGCAGGTGGCAAATAAAACCACAAACAAACCCATATCACCCTTTACTCAAGGGTCTACAGCTAAGCCACAGACAGGTCTGCTTACTGATGCAGTGAAGATGGGGAAGCCTTCAGGCGGTGCAGGTTTATTGGATGTGGGCATTGCCTCTATCATGCCCGACCTTGAAAGCAAGATTAGCTACTACTCTCAGGAGCTTGGCGTTCCTAGAGAGAGCTTTGGGGTTCGTCAGGGTGAGATTGTTTACACGCGCCCAGACGGAGTTATTCAGCCTGTAGAGGCTGGGTTTTCACGGCAGGCTCTTAGCGGTGTTGGCGAAACAATCCCAGCAATAACGGGCATAGGTGGAGCGTTGGCAGGCTCACCTTTGGGCATTGCAGGTATGCTTGCTGGCGGTGCGGGTGGTGCGGCAGGCGGTCAGGCGCTGAGAGAAGGCGTTGCAGGCATGGTGATAAAGAAGCCGCTAGACCTTCAGGCAGGCAAGCGTATGTTAACTGCTGGTGCTATTGATTTGGGCGCGGGTATGGCTGGCGCACTTATCGGGAAGGGTGTTAGTAGAGTGCTGGCTACAGAAGCGGCGAATACTTTGCGCCGTGAGGTAGGCCGTGTGGGCATGGATACAGCCACGGCATTAAAGAACACCTTAAATGAGATAAACACAAAATACGGGACAAGCATCACTCTGACACCAGCGGAAATAACAGGTGCGGCTGGGTTAAGAGCGCAACAGATGGCGCTGGGCGCAGAGCCAAGAACCGCTGAAAAAATGTCTGGCTTTTATGCAGGCAGAGGCGAGGAGTTAGGGAAAGCCGCTAAGGGCTTTATGGAAGAGATATCACCCATTGCTGATAAAGACGTTGCTGGCGAACAACTTGTAAAGGTTGCAGGCGAGGCTATGGCTTTGACACGGGCGGAGAGAACAGCCGCAGGTAAGCCAGCTTATGACCTAGCTTTTCAGCGTCCCGTTTTAGACGAAGCCGGAGAGATTGTAAGTTATCAGCCAAGGATGGTGAGCTTGTCTGTATTTGATAGCCAGCTAAACCAGCTTGTTGCTGATTATGCCCCGCTAAAAAGACAGCTAACAAAGATTAAGGACATTTACAAAAACAAGACAAATCAGCCTCTTGAGTTTGTTCAAGACAACATTAAAGAATCTCTTGACGATGTTATATCCTCACTATCAAGAGTCGGAAAAGGCAAAGCCTCTCAGAAAGCCCTTAAACTACAACAGGTTTTGCTTGAGGAGCTTGATAAACAAGTTCCTGAATATGCGGCGGCGAGAGCCACTTGGGGAGATTTAAGCGGCGAAGTCACTGCACAGCAAGGCGGGTCATTACCGAGAATCGCCAAGAAAACCGAAAAAGATTTTTATGACGCTGGCAGAATGTTTCTCACCCAAGACAGCCCCGCATCTGTTCGCAGGGCAAAGGAGCAGATACTTAAAGT